GCCTCCTTCACGCGCATCGGCCGCGCCTGCCAGCCTTTCCTGCTCGACTTTTTCGCCTTTGCAAGCGCACGCGCGGTTTCCGTCCGCGCGTTTGCGGCCGCCCTGATAGCGCCCTCGCAGTCGGCGGCAGTGGGATAGGAGATCTGGGTGCGGACGACGTCGCGGCCGTCCATGATCATGTAAAGGGTGTGAACGCTGTCTGCTATGGGCTTTCGCGCGACGACATATTTCCCCACGAGGATGAGTGTCGTCGGACGCGCAGCCATAGGGTCGTACTTGACGATGGTTCGAAGGCGGATCGTATCTCTACGTACCGTCTCCGGTTGCAACGTGGACGTTAGTCTCTGCATTTGGCGTTAGTCCGGATCGCCGGAGGCAAGACGTTTGCCTTCTGGCGTGGGTTGGTCAGCGTGGTGCTGTTTTTCCGCAACTCGGCGCAGTTCCTGAGACACAGGCGCAAGGCGGGATTTATGAGGGCGTTGATGGCCGGACCGGCGACGCGGCGGAGTCGAAACTCACGGGCGATGTCGATGTCGGTGGCGGAAATCCGCTCGGCCATCGCGGCGCGGTTCAGGCAGTCGCCCTTGCCGGCGCGGTGGCCGTGGGCGCGTCGGCGGGCGCGGGCTGGAACAGCGCAATGCCCACGGCAATCGCCGCAGCAATGAAGATCGCCCGCCAGACCCTGGACTTTTCAAAGTCACTTTGGCGTACCACGGTGTAGCCATCCGCCGGCTCAACCGGCAAGCCCTGTTCGCTCCGAAGCCACGCGCGGCGGGCCTCGGCATTCGATTCGATGCTGCTTATCGTTTTCATGCAGACCTCCGGATTAAGGAAGGGCGCGCACGCCGCACCCATGCCGAAGTATCCCGCAGGGGATATTTGTATGTCAATCCTCTTGAGGATATCTTTTTGCGGAAAGGGGAGGCCGGCCCCGATCAAAGGGCCGGCGTTGGCGGAGGAACTACCCGCTGCGGGATTTATGGGGCTTTTGTTTGGCGAGCAGCGGTCCGACGGTCACCTGACTGAGCAGCATCAGAGCGACATCGAGCCACGCGTTCGTATTGATGTAAGTCGCCACGAGAAAGGTAATCGAGATGGCCGGAACGAGGTGGAAGAAACCCCGTTGTAATGGGCGCGAGCGTCTCGATCGGTGGGCGTGCCGCCGGACGACGTCCGACAGTTTGTCGAGCTCCTCAGCGATGAGTACGGCGATTTCCGGATCAATGCCTTTTGCAGCTAGCCGGACCGTTCCGTCCGCACGAAGCAGGACGGTTGCGGCAGCAATTGGCGGGCTGCGGTCATGCTGCTCAGCCAGATCGAGAAGATGCTCCCGGATCGCGTTCTGCCGAGCGCGGAGTGCATTGTTTTCGCGAGATGGGAAGGAGTAAACGTTATCCGCTTCGTTTTCTCGCCCTTCGTTTTTTGGTCGTGTCGTTATGTGTTTCATCGATGCCCAACGATTCGTCTGATAATTGTCGTTGGGCGGCCCGGCCGGCGCGCAACCGCTGCTGGGTGCTCGGTGCCACCTCCTTTGAGACGGTCAGGGAGCCGTCCTCCTCGATTCTCGCGTCGCCGGCCTGGCTGAGCACGAAGTCGATGTAACTTTTGATCTTGGCCTGTTCTGTCGCAGGCAGCGCTGCAAAACGCGCCCGGTCGTAATGCAGGGATGTTTGAGCGTCGGCTTCATCCTCGAGCAGCTCGGCTGCGGTCACGCCAATGGCAATGGCGAGAGATTCGACGATGCTCACCTGTGTGTCGACATTGCCCGCCAGGACACGCGCCACGGAGCTTTGCGAAATGCCTGCTCGCTTGGCAAGTTTCACCTGCGTGTCGACCGCTGGCACGGTGCGCATATGGCGTCGGATATTTGCGGCGAGAACTTCGCGGATGGGCTTCTTGGTCATGCGCAAAATATTGCCGAAAGTGAAATTCCCCTGCGGGATAAATAGGGTTGGTTTCCGGTTGCGGAAATATCCCCACAGGGATATGATTCGCCTACAAATCGACCTTTGAGGTATTCCCGTGCGGATAAACCAGGAACCAATGCTTTCGACCGTCCTGCGTCGTCTGGATCAGGCAAAAGGCGCGTGGCCGGACATTGCCAGGGCAAGCGGGGTGCCCTATCAAACCCTGACCAAGATCGCCTGCCGGATCGTGTCCGATCCGCGCGTCTCCACCGTTCAAACCCTGTTCGATTACTTCGCGGCCAACGCGGAGCAACCGGCGGCGGCCGATTGCGCTCACACGACGCACTGACGGTTTCCTGAGCATGGCGTTTATCGCTGGTCGGGTCATGTTCGCATCGTACGGATGCCGGGTCGCGGTAAACAGAATGAAAAACACCCAATCCAAAGAATCGGGGCTGCAATGACGTGCCGATACAGTGGTACCGAATGGCTCGACGTCCTCTACACGTCGGTCCGTAACACGCCGGGTGGCGTGGCAGACGCAGCGAACTTCCTGACCCTGCGTCGCGGCAAGGGCATCGCCACTGAATCGTTGCGGCTGCGTCTGCGCGGTGAAGGCGAAAACCGTCTCTCGATGGAGATGTTCGAGCTGCTCATCGAATGGATGCAGGAAAAGAAGGAAAGCGCTCCGTTCGCGCTCGACCCGTTACATGCGCTCAATGAGCGCTTCGGTCTGATCGCCGAGCGTAGTGTCGATGCGGCAGAGCACTCCACCGATGACCACCACGATGTCGAATCCCTCACGCGTGCGACGCTGCATCTGCAGGCGCATGTTGGCGAAGTCGCATCGGAGGTCGTGCGCGCGGTCGCCGACCGTCGCATCGACATCAGCGAGGCGGAACAGCTGACGGTGGTCAGCCGCAAGGGCCAGCGCCTCTTCGAGCGCCTGATCCGGACGGCCGGCCGTCTGGCCAAACTGGGCCGCAAGTAAGTGGCGCCGCGTTTCCCGATCGAGCGTTGCTGCTGTAACCCCGAGCGCGCTCGCATCCAACTCGCGTGCGACGACGACCGGCGCCTTGCCTGCGCGATGCGGCAGCTCGGCGTCGTGGCGCGTACTGAACCCCAGCGGGCCGCCGCATTCCTGCAACCGCTCTTTTCGCCCTTTGCCGCCGACATGCTTCTTCAGGCCTGCCGGTCACTCGGGCTCGTCAACGTCTGGATTTCCTGCGCAGCGCGTTATTGCGCGGCGCGGCCGACCCGCGACGAGCGCCGCAATTTCTTCGGATACATCCGCTGGCATGTCGACGATGCGGAATACACCCTTCTGACGGAGCGCCACGCCGCCGAATGGCATCGACTGCGCGCGGGCCGCGCCTCGGAGACAAAGTGACTTTGCACAGCGTCAGTTCATTGCTTCGCCGCCGTAACCCATCTTTCAGGCGTTCGTCGTCTGGATCCCAGATGTACGTCGCCGGGCGAGCCGTGTGGCGTGCGTTTTCCCATCAACGTGAACGTGAACGGAGGATTGCAGAATGCAATCGCTGAAACGATTCCTGTCCAATGCGGATGCACTGGACAGGGCGGATATTTCTACTGCTCTTGTCTTTTTCTCTGCTGGTCGAGCACGACGTCGCGCACCTGCAGGCAAATCCGCGAAAACAGTTCGTCGGCGACCGGCGAGAGCGGGTAACCGTCCGGCTGATCCTTCCTAAGAAACGGGAAAGATTTCATTGTTGTGTGTCGGTTGATGTTGTCGATCAAATGCGGGCGCTTATGACTGGCGCTCCTTCTCTCATCAACGCGAACTCGAAAGGAGAATTCTCGAATGTCTTCGCTAGACCAGATCATTTCGCAGCTTCAGTCGGCAGGGCATCCCGCGCTGCCCGACGGGCATCCCGTCGACGACGGCAAGCCGCATCGATACGGTCCGGGCAAGAAGTACTGGTACTCGCTGCACAGGATCGAGCGCGGCGGTCTGATCCTCGGCTATACCGGCGCATTCGGCCGGTGGTCCGGTAACGACAATGGTGCACAGGCGTTCCAGTGGCAGGGCGAAGCGCTGACACAGGAAGACATCGATGCGGCACGCCAGCGCCAGGAAGCGGCGGAACGCATCGAGGCAGAAAAACGCGCGCATGCCGCGAAGATGGCGGCCAACCGCGCCCGCAGCCAGTGGCACAAGGCACGCGACGAGGGCGCGTCGGCCTATCTTGAGCGCAAGCAGGTCACGCCAGAGGCCGTGCGCTTTGACGACGAGGGCACGCTGCTGGTGCCGATGTTCCAGTATGCGGACGGTATTCGCCTAGTCGGCCTGCAGAAGATCACGCCGGACGGCGCGAAGCGGTTCAACAAGGGCATGGAAAAGAAGGGCGCCTCGTTCATTCTCGGCGACATTGCAGCGGATGACAGGGTTGCGATGATCGCCGAAGGCTACGCGACGGGACGCTCGATCCGCATGGCAACGGACGAGGCGGTGCCGCTGTCTGTGTGTTTTGACGCGGGCGGCATCATGCCCGCTGCGCGATACCTGCGTGACACCTATCCGGACCTGCATCTGCTGATCTGCGCGGACGACGACTGGAAGATCGAACAGCGCCTGCGTGAGCACCTCTCCGACGAGTTCGGCTACGGCGGCGAACTGGTGATGGGAGCCGACGCCATACGTATCGAGACGAAACAGACGTGGTACATGGTGCGCGCGCAGTTCAGGCGCGATGATCACGGCGTAGGTTTCGTCGAGCTGAGCTATGGCAACGACGTCATGCCCGAGCGCAAAAGGCGCTTCGAAAACACGGGTCTGAAGTACGCATACGAGGCGGCGGCCGAGGTCGGCAATGCGAGCGTCGTGTTTCCGCGGTTCGCCGATCGCGGCGAGCGGAAGCTCACCGACTTCAACGACCTGCATTGCGAGGAAGGGCTCGACGTGGTCAGGCAGCAGATCCAGTCGGCCCTGCTCACAGCTATTGCGCCAGCCGGGACTGTGTCGCCGATGGCGGCAAACGGCACGCGCACCGTAACTGGCGCGGAAGGTGTTCCGCACCCAACGTCCGCTGGCGCTGCACCGGAGGAATGGGACGGGCGCGAGGCAGAGAACGGCGCGCACACGTGGGAGATGAAGCTCGCGCGCTCGGACAAAGGCACCCTGTTGCCCACGCTCGGCAACGTGCACCTGATCCTCGCGAACCATAAGGCCTGGCAGGGTGTGATCGCCCAGGACGACTTCGCGGGCCGCGTCGTCAAGCGCAAGGTACCGCCGTTCCAGCAGGGCGAACTCGGCGAATGGTCGGACATGGACGATATCCGCTGCGTACTGTGGCTGTCCCAGTCGTACGGGATCGCAGTGCGACAGGACATCGTCATGAGCGCCGTGCTGCTCGTCGCCGACCAGCATCACTATCACGACGTGCGCGAATACCTCGAAGGGCTGGTGTGGGACGGCACGCCGCGCGTGCGTTCGTGGCCGACGAAGTACCTGCATGTCGCCGACAGCGAATACGTGCAGCTTGCCGGCATGAAGTGGATGATCGCCGCCGTCGCGCGTGTCATGCAGCCCGGCTGCAAGGCCGACAACGTGCTGATTCTCGAAGGCAAGCAGGGGTGGGGCAAGTCGACGGCGCTCGAGGTGCTGGCCGGCAAGCCGTGGTACACGAACTCGCCGATCCGCATCGGCGAGAAAGATACGTACGCGGTGATGGCCGGCAAGTGGATCATCGAGCTGGCCGAGCTCGACTCGCTGAACAAGAGCGATTCGTCGGCCGCAAAAAGCTTCTTTGCGACCGAGACGGACCGCTTCCGGAATTTCTACGGCAAGCGGGCGACCGACGTGCACCGGCAGGGTGTTTTTGCGGGCTCGGTGAACTTCGATACCTACCTGAAGGACGAATCCGGTAACCGGCGTTACTGGCCGATCCGCGTCGGTGGCCCGGTCGATATCGAGGCGCTGCGGCGCGATCGCGACCAGCTGTGGGCAGAAGCCGTGCACCTGTATCGCAGGCGCGTCATCTGGCACGTGACCGAAGAAGAACGGCCCCTGTTCGAGATCGAGCAGACCGAACGCTACGAGGGCGACGTGTACGAGGACAAGATCGCGCGCGCGATCGAGTATTCATCGCGCACGACGATGGAGGAGATTCTCGCCGATGTTCTGAAGCTCGATACGTCCAAGTGGACGCTCCCGGAGCAGCGCCGCGTCGGCAAGGCGCTCAAGTCCCTCGGCTGGGTGCGCAAGCGGGAGTCGACGGGCAAGCGGGGCTGGTACTACGTCCCTGAAGAAGAGGCGCCGGTCGCCGCGGAGGCGGTTGCGGCGGTCGCGGTGGCAGCGGGTGATGACGATGACAGCCCGCTCTGACCGTATGGCGATGCGCGAATTCATGGTGATGTCCAACACTGCGCAGCGCGCCATGTTCGACGCCCTGGCGCGCTGCTGCGCCAGCGTCGGCGCGCGGCCACGTGTGCCTGGAGCCGGCCCGTGTCCCAACGTCCCAAGGGCGGCCCTCACGTGGGTGCGCAGGCGTGCGACATGCGCGACGTGTGCAGGACGCATGTCGCGCGCTGCGCCCGCACGCCTGACCTTTTTCCCTTGGGACATTGGGACATTGGGACAGAGAGGAGTTGATCGATGAGCGAACTGAAGGAAAGAGCCGGAATTGCGATTAACGTGCGCGTGCAACTGGCCGATGTCGCGCCGGATCGACAAGTAACTTTGGGTGCGCTCGCGATGGTCGACGAGCTCGGGAACATGCTGTGGCACATGAAGTACGGGCAGGACCTGCGACGACGCGCCCTGCACCGTGCATCGCTGCTGCTTGCGTCGAGAATCGCGGACGGCAGTCGATACCGGCGTGGCAAGTCCGCCGGTGCAAAGTTCCGCGATGCGAAGCGTGACGGTGAAGTTGCATCGGATGGTCCGTCGTTGCTTGTGCGGTTCGCCGAGCGTGCAATCGTTGAATGGGTTGCTGACCAGTGTTCTGCATGCGGCGGTCGGGGCATGCGCGGCGGTGGCGGCAGAATCGTGCGGCGCGTTGATTGCAGATCATGCCGGCCGGTACGCGATGCCATCGATGCGCGTCTGCGTTTCTCGCGCTGGCCGATCAGTGATCGCGAGCCCTGTCTGACGTGCTATGGAAAGGGCTTTTACGAAGAGCGGCCATTCGCGGAAGTGCCGCACCTGTGTACGCATTGCAACGGCAGTGGCAAGGAACCGGTCAATGCCGCGAAGCGTGCGCAGGCGCTTGGCGTTCCACTCGATCAGTATCATCGTCGATGGGCCGCGCGCTTCGAATGGCTCGGCGCCGTTCTCACGCAGATTGATTCGATCACCGAAGCGCAGTTCAGGCGAGGATTGCGTGGTGCTTAACGACGCTTGCATTTCGGAAATCACACGACTAGACTCGCGTTCGTTTGATGAGTAAACGAAGTCGCTGGCACCGCGCGTGAGTCGTGCAACCTCCTCGGGACAAAAGAAGAATTAACGGAGCCTGTTGAGTACGGTGGAGTCGTTCGCCCTGAATTTTTGTGAAGCCCTGAGTGCGTGAGCCTCGGGGCTTTTTCAATGCGACAGAACGTTATCGCTTTTGCGACACGCCTTGTACTGTCAATGTCACCATCCTGTGTCGGATGCAATCCGGTCGCAGTCGGAGATGAAGATCGTGACGTTCGTGCGGTCGTTCAATGATAAAACCTCGGATTGGTAGCCCCGCGTTTCTAGCGGACCGGCCGCGCTACCGGTAATGCAAATTGCAACAGCAAGTCCAAGTGCATTCTGAAGCTGAACTCTACGCAGCTTCCTGAGGTCATTTTCGAAGCTTTGGAAGAATACGTGTTCCGCATTCACCCTCTCTTGCTTCGCCGAATGAAAGAACGATTCGGCTTTAAGCTCGATGCAAATAAACTGCGGCGGTACGGTTCTCGTCTCAACGAGTAAATCGACGGCCTCCCGCGCGTTACCGTAGATGTGCTGTTCACATCGCACTTCGGGATGCCCGGGGAGTTGACGTAGCTGACCGGACATCCAGAGTTTGAAGCAGTTTTCCCATCCGCCTTTCTCGCGAAAGAACGGAAGCACATCGTTCTGTCGATCGAGTATCGCGTGCTGGAACCAACCAAAGACTGTTTCTTTCGAAATTTCCTGAGGGACGGTCGACATTGAACTTCTCCTTGAGCGTTGGGCTGATACGCGGGGCGATACCAACCGTTGTATAGAGTGGATCGAAACGCACGAAGCGTTTCCGTATTCTGGTTTGCTAAGGCGGGCATTCCTATAGGTCAGCAGTCATGTGCTGGGAGTCACTCCGCTGGATAGGCTCTTCTTTACAACAGCGCAAGCGCTTGCATCTTTTGCGTTGGCCGGGCGAAAGCGCCACCTCATGAAGGGCTTTGTTGCAGGTCGGGTTAGCGAGCTACGACGTGGAATCGCGACGCTATCAGGCGCGTCGCCTAGTCCAAATGCGACATCTCCGGGGACCCTGATGCCTGCGGCCCAAGCGGGGCTACGGACCCGCGCGTTTGCGCTAGCCAGGGTGTTCCAGAGTTACTCAACAGTCAACACCGGTTTGTTGACCGTTTCTGTTGAATTCCTGTTTACCGCGTTTACCGTGTTTACCGCATGGCTGAAGCCCTCGAACAATTCGTGAAGAAGGCCGACTACGCACGCATGCACGGCTGGCATCGTTCGTATGTGAACAAGCTGCAGCGCGAAGGGCGCGTGGTGCTGTCCGATGACGGTACGCGTGTCGACTGGGCCGCGACCGACCGGCTGATCGGCGACACGTCCGATCCCAGCAAGCTGGGTGTGGCGGACCGTTGGTCGGAGCACCGGCAGGAGCGCGATGGCGGTGTTGGGCGGGCCGTGACTGCGGCCGCAGCGCAGCCACTGCCAGACCGCCCGAACGGCTCGATGTCCGGCTCGTCGTCCGGCTCATCGGGAGGCGCAACGGGCGGCTTTCACCACTGGCGTGAGCAGCGCGAAATGGAAGCGGCGCTGCGGGCCAGACACGAGCGCGAGCTGCGCGAAGGCACGCTGGTGGAAGCCTCCGCGGTGCTCGACGCGGCCGACCGGCTGGCGCGGCACGTGCGTGACCGCATGCTGATGGTTCCGGGGCGCATCCACCTTCAGGTGGCCGCGGAGTCTGACCCGGCGAAGGTGCTGCAGATGCTCGAGCGGGAAGTGCGCGAGTGCGTATCGAAGCTGGCGGCGCAGGTGAGCGGGATGAGCGACCTGGGCGGCATAGGCGACATGCCGGACGGGAAGCAGTGATATGGCGCTGGTGAATGCATGGCGGCTTCTGTGCCGCGCATGGGCGGGCGGTCTTGCGCTTGACCCACTGCTCCAGGTGTCGGAATGGGCGGATGCGAACCGCCAGCTGTCGCGCAAGGCGGCGGCTGAAACGGGAGACTGGAGCACCGCGCGCACCCCCTATCTGCGCGAGCTGATGGACTGCCTGTCGGCGACCAGTACGGTGCAGGACGTGGTGTTTGTTGCCGGCACGCAGGTGGGCAAGAGCGAGACCGGACTGAACTGGCTGGGGTATGCGATCGACTGCGCGCCGGGGCCGTTTCTGGTGGTGATGCCCACGCTCGGGCTCGCGCGCCGCTGGAGCCGGCAGCGCTTTGCGGACCTGATCAACAACACAGTGGCGATCAAGGCGAAGGCGGGCGAGAAGCGCTCACGCGACAGCGCGAACACGATCCTCGAGAAGGAATTCGCGGGCGAAGCCATCGTCGTCGTCACGGGCGCGAACAGCGCGGCCGGTTTGCGTTCGATGCCGATCCGCTACATCCACTTCGACGAGGTCGATGCCTACCCAGCGGACGTGGACGGCGAGGGCGATCCGATCGGACTGGCGAGAAACCGCCAGGATACGTTCGGCCTGCGGGCAAAGCGCCTTTATACGTCGACACCCACGCACAAGGATGCCTCGGAGATCGAGTTCCGCTATCTGGCGAGCGACCGCCGCCGCTACTACGTGCGCTGTCCGCACTGCGGGTTCGAGCAGCCGCTCGTGTGGGCCGACGGGGATGGCCGGCGCAGGATGCACTGGGTCAATGACGATCCGGACACGGCGGCGTATATCTGCGCAGGCCCGGAGTGCGGGGCACTGATCGAGGAACGGCATAAGTTCGACATGCTCGCCGCTGGCCGATGGATTGCCGAGGCGCCGGGCCCGGGCAAAGCGGCAGGCTTCCTGCTCAATTCGCTGTATTCACCGTGGATGCGGTGGCCGGCACTCGTGCAGGAATTTATGGAGGCGGAAGCGGCCAGAGCGAACGGCGATTACGAGAAGCTCAAGAAATTCGTCAATACGCGTCTCGCCCAGACGTGGGAGCGACCGGGGGAGAGCATCAAGGCGCATGCGCTGCAGGACCGTGCGAAGGCAGAGACGTATCGCCTCGCCACGGTGCCGCCCGGCGGCCTTGTCCTCACTGCGTCGGTCGACGTGCAGCCTGACCGGCTGGAGCTTCTGATCGTCGCATGGGGCATCCGCGAGGAACTGTGGATCGTTGACTATCGCGTCGTCTATGGCGACACGAACGAGGACGAGCCGTGGACGCAGATGCGCGAGATCGTGCGCACGCCGGTGCGTAACGCATGGGGGCGCGACCTGTATGTGCGGGCCTGTGCGGTCGACACCGGGTACAACGCACAGCGCTGCTACGCGTGGCTGCGGGAGCACGCCCATGAAGGCTTCTTCGGGGTGAAGGGCTTCGGCGACGAGAAGCGGCCCGTACTCGGCAAGCGCAGCGCGCAGGACTTCAACTGGCAGGGTGTGAAGGTTGAGAACGGCGCGTACATCTATCCGGTCGGCACGTTCGCCGCGAAAGAGCAGCTGACCGGCTGGCTGAAGCTCGAAGGGCGCGGCACGCACAGGGTTCACTTCTCTCCCGAGTTGCCGGCTGACTTCTTCGACCAGCTGACCGCCGAGCGGCTCGTCACGCGCTGGGTGGGCGGCAAGGCGAAACGCGAATGGTGGAAGCCGAAGACGGCGCGCAATGAGGCGCTCGACCTGATGGTCTACAACATGGCGGCGGCGTCGTTCATCGCACTTCCCCGCTGGCGCGCGATCCAGTGGGAGACGCTGCAGGCGAATCTCGAACGCGACGACCTGTTCCTTCAGGCTGATCGTGGTGAACGCATGGACCATGCGGATCAGGTAGCGCTGCCTGAGGCGGTGCCTGTCGTGGACCATGAAGCGATACCGGCAGGACCGGCAAACGCATCTGCAAGCCATGCGGCGACAGCCCCGCCTGTGCCCGCCTCGCAAGCGATACCCCCGCCGGAGCGCACGACCGCGGCCCCCGGGCGCGCGAGTTCACCGCAACAACCAGTCGCCAGTGCGGCCCCTGCAATCCTTCCCGCCCCTTCAGCCTCTGCCGTGCGTCTTGCGCGCACGGCTGTGCGGCGCGTGGGGCGTTCGTTGTATCTGAAACGCCGGTAGGCGTGACCTCGCTGGCAGGAGTGACCTTATGGCCTATACACAGTCGGAACTCGATCGCATCCAGCGTGCGATCGCGAAGGGCGAACTCGAAGTGCAGTATCACGACCGCAAGGTCCGGTATCGATCCATCGGCGAGTTGCGCGAAGCACAGACCGAGATTGTGCGCGCGCTTGATAGCGGGCGCGCGCGTTCGCGGATCGTGCGCATGCGCCATGCCGGCAAGGGGGTGCGATGAACGATACGAGTAACCGCACCTATCCATCGCTGGCCCGGCGCGGCTTTGTCGTGCCAGGACGCCTGAAGGCAGCGTCGTATGAGGCGGCCAGCGCTGCTGGCGCACGTGCGCGGTCCTGGAAGACGCCCAACTGTGGCCCGAATGCGGCGGCGGTGCAGAACCTGCCGCTCATGCGTAGCCGGGCGCGGGATGCGATCCGCAACGATCCGTGGGCGAAGACCGCGATCGCGCGTCTGGTGTCGAACACGATCGGCACCGGCATCCAGCCCCATCCTCAACATCCCGACAGGGAGATCGCGAAGCAGCAGAAGCAGCTTTGGGACGACTGGATAAAGGAAGCGGATGCCGATGGCCGGCTCGACTTTTACGGTCAGCAGACCCTTGCGGCGCGGGCGTTTTTCAGCGATGGCGAGACGCTGTTGCGCCGCCGCTTCCGGTTCGACGATGGCCTGTCCGTTCCGCTGCAGGTGCAGCTCATGGAGGCCGACCAGTTACCGGTCGAGAAGAACGAGACGCGCCCCGACGGCGGAGAAATCGTCAACGGCGTGGAGTTCGACGGCGACGACCGGCGGGTGGCGTATCACCTGTATCGCCGCCACCCTGGCGAATACAACCGGATGAACGCGACGGGCATGGCGACCGTCGCGGTGCCGGCTGACGACATCGCGCATGTTTTCCAGCCGCTACGGCCCGGACAGATTCGCGGCGTGCCGGAACTGGCGACCGTGCTGCTGCGCCTGCACTCGCTCGACAATTTCGATGATGCAGTGCTGTTCCGGCAGGAGGTGAGCAACCTGTTCGCGGGCTTTGTCACGAAGCCGGCGTCGATCCCTTCCGGGCCAGGTGACATCGATCCGATGACCGGTCAGCCGGTGTTGTATGACGCCGACGGCTTCTCGCCGATCGTGTCGCTCGAGCCGGGATCCATGCAGGAACTCGCACCGGGCGAAGACGTCAGGTTTGCAGAGCCGCCAGGGGCGGGGGCCGATTACGGCCCGTTCATGCGGCAGCAACTGATGGCCGCCGCCGCTTCGGTGGGCATGCCCTACGAGATCCTCACGGGCGATCTGCGCGAGGTCAGCGATCGCGTGCTGCGCGTCCTGCTCAACGAGTTTCGCCGCGCCATTGAGCAGCTGCAATGGAACATTTTTATCCACCAGTACTGCAACCGCGTGTGGGCATGGTGGGTCGATGCCTGCGCGTTGTCGGGCGCGATGCCGATGCCGGACTTCCACCGCACGCGCCGTCTCTTCCTGCGCGTGCGCTGGGTGCCGCAGGGCTGGCCGTACATCCACCCGGTGCAGGACGTGAACGCGCAGAAGCTGGCGATCCGCTCGGGGCTGACGAGCCGCTCCGCCTCGATCCTCAAGCAGGGCGAAGACCCCGAACAGGTTGACGGCGAAAACGCCGCCGACAACGCGCGGGCCGATGCGCTTGGCCTGCGTTACGACACCGATCCCCGCTCGCGCGACATCGCAGGGGATATCGCACATTCAAAGGCAGGAACCGTAGATGAAAAACCGTAAGTGGTGGGACATCAGGGCGATGACGAACGCGCAGGGTGCCGCCGTCGCCGAGATCCGGATCTATGACGAGATCGGATTCTGGGGCACCGATGCAAAGACGTTCGTGTCGCAGCTCGACGAGGCTGCGGCGAGTGCGGCGGAGGTCGTTGTCGCGATCAACTCGCCAGGCGGCGATGTGTTCGACGCCTTCGCGATCTACAACGCGTTGCGCCGCTATGCCGGCAAGGTGACTGCCCGCATCGACGGTGTCGCGGCCTCAGCCGCATCGCTCGTCGCGATGGCAGGTGATCGCATCGTCATGCCTGAAAACGCCATGCTCATGATCCATAACCCGTGGACGGTAGCGCTTGGCACGGCAGCAGATCTGCGCGCGACCGCCGATTCGATGGACAAGGCGCGCGACGGCATCCTTGCTGCGTACCGTAACAAGAGCGGCAAGACCGACGAAGAACTGACGGCCATGCTTGACGCGGAAACGTGGATGACGGCCGCCGAAGCGAAAGAGGCCGGTTTTGCCGACGAGATCGAAGCGCCGGTCAAGCTCGCTGCAACTGCACGTGCGGCCGATCTGCTCGCGCGGTTTCAAAGTGCGCCGTCGTCGGTCCAGGCACTCGTCGACGGGACCGACGACGCCACCACAACGGCGGAGACGCCGCCGACCGAACCAACCAACCCAACCGAACCCACCGCGCCGGGCTCGAATCCACCGCCGGCGGACGACCCACCGGCGCCCGCGCCGCAGGATCCGGCTTCGGTGCCGCTGCAGGAAGAGCCAGGCGTGCTGGCCGCGCACGTGTTCAACGCCTGCCGCGCAGCCAACCTGTCCATGTGCGCGGAAAGCATCGTCACGCTCACGGCGCTGAAGGATCGCGCCACGATCGACGCGGCAATCCGGAACGCAACCGACATTGCCGGCCTGTGTCTGGCGGCGAAGCTGCCCGAACTGACCGCGCAGTTTGTGGGCAATGGCCTGAATCCCGACCAGGTGCGCGCGCGTCTGTTCGACCGCGTCACGCAGTCCCAGCCGCGTGTGAACAACCGGCAGCAGCCGGTCCCGCATGACGCCGGCCGATCTGTGAAGGGTACGACGCAGGGTACGACGCCGGGTCCGAAGGCGTCGTCGATCTACGCCGCCCGCAGGGGTGTCGCAAAGTCACTTTGATAACGGCCTGTTCATCTTCAGGCACAGACAGGGAGCAACTGTATGACCACCATCAAAACGCAGGGCACCAACACCCGCGAGTTTCTTCTCTCGGAAGGCGCGGGCCGCATCTCGCGCGAGCAGATCGTCGTCGTCAAGGGCGACGCGCTGCCGGCCGGGCAACTGCTCGGCACGACCGGCACCGGCGAATACGCGCCGTATGACAACACGGCAACCGACGGTTCCGAGATCGCGACCGCAATCCTCTACGGCCCGCTTGCGGCGTCGACGGACCCGCGTCCGGCGGTCGGCATCGTGCGTCTCGCCGAGGTTGCAGAAGCCCGCCTCACGGGGCTCGATGCCGCCGCGCGTAGCGATCTCGCCGCGCACTACGTGATCGTCCGCTAAACCCCGCCGTCGTTCCGACCATGCGGCCGTCGCTAAAGCCGACGGTCGCTTCACATACCCATTTCAGGAGAATCTTATGGCGGATATCGCCCTTCTCAACGACGACGCGTTCTCGCTGTCGTCGCTCAGCGCTGCGATCAACGAGCAGCCGCAGGTGCCCAGCCGGCTCGCTACCCTCGGCCTCTTCGAGGAAGAAGGCATCACGACCACCGTGGTGCAGATCGAGCGCGACGGCGACACGCTCGCGCTCGTGCCGACCGGGCAGCGTGGCGCTTCCGGCGCTGTCGTCGTCGGCAGCAAGCGCAACATGATTCCGTTCAATACGGTGCACCTGCCGCAGCGCGCGACGATCGGCGCCGACGAGATCCAGAACCTGCGCGCATTCGGCTCGGAGACGGAGCTCGAAGCGATCCAGACTGTAATCAATAAGCGCCTCGCCAAGATGCGCCGCCAGCTCGACGCGACGCACGAATTCCACCGGATCGGCGCGGTCAAGGGGCTGATTCTCGATGCCGACGGCAAGTCGGTCGTGGCGGACCTGCTCGATCGCTTCGGCATCCAGCAGACGGTGATCAGTTTCGAACTGGGCAAGGCCGACACCGAGGTGCGCCTCAAGTGTGCGGATCTGCTCGACGCGGTCGAGGATGCGCTGGGCAATACGCCCTTCACCGGCGTGCGTGTGCTGTGCGGCCGTAACTTCTGGAAGCTTCTCATTGCCCATAAGGCGCTGAAGGAGACCTACCTCAATACGGCGATGGCGTCGGCGCTGCGTGGCGACCCGCGCGACACGTTCGAATTCGGCGGCTGCACCTTCGAGCGCTATCGCGGTCGCGTCGGCGACATTGGCTATGTGGCCGACGATGAAGCGTGGGCCGTGCCCGAAGGTGTGCCGGATCTGTTCATTACCCGCTTCGCGCCGGCGGACTACATGGAAACGGTCAACACCAACGGCCTGCCGTACTACGCGAAACAGGAGCTGATGGATTTCGGCAAGGGCGTCGAGCTCGAGGCGCAGTCCAATCCGATCCACCTGTGCACGCGTCCGAAGGCCGTCATCAAGCTGACGGTCTGAGGACACACGTATGGCGTTCCGTGATCTGGTCGCGGATCTCGATGATGCCGTGATCCGCGACCTGGCTGACGACGACATCACCGTCGACGGCGAGCCGCTGCGCGGCATGTTCGCCGCGCCCTGGCTCGGTCCGGATCTCGGGCGGCAGCGCACGCAGCTCGAGCATCCGCAGGTGAGCGTGCGCGATGCGGACGCCGTCGCGATCCGCGAGGGCAGCATCGTGACCGTCGGCGCCGACGAATATGTCGTGTTCGAACTGCAACCCGACGGCACCGGTTGGACCGTGCTGCTGCTAAGACCCCGCTGATGAGTGCCGCCAAGACCCCGTTGATGAGGCCCTGCCGATGGATGCACTGAAGGTCGAGATCGACATCAGGGAAGTGACCGCTGCGCTGCAGGGGCTATCCCCGTCCGCCATGCAGGGCGCGTGGCGTCGCACGCTGCGGAAAACCGCGGCATGGATCAAAAGCCAGACGGGCAAGGAAGTCTCCCGCGGCACGCAGATCCCGCAGAAGGTGATCCGCAGCCGGCTGTACTTCTTCATGCGTTCGGCCGACACCGGCAAGGTGTGGCTCGGGCTGAATCCGGTTGAGGCACACCGGCTGGGCTCGGTGCGCGAAACGAAAAAGGGCATGCGTGCGGGACGATTCGCGTTCGATGGCGCATGGCGGCAGACCAGGGCCAAACCGGACGGGCCGATCTACCAGCGCACCGGCAAGGCCCGCACGCCGTTCGAGGTCGTGACGGTGAACTGGTCGAAGACCGGCGACCCCGCATTCCGTCGTGCAGCGCAGATGTGCGAGGCGCGACTGATGACGATCCTGCGGCAGGAAGTGAACTACGAAATCCAGAAGGCGACAGGAGGACTCCGGCGTGCTTGATAACCTGAAAACGTTGCATGACGCGATGATCGCGGGCCTGCGGGTGGCGCTTCCTGACGTCTCACCGATCGATGCGTATCCGCGCATCGGCCGGAAGATTCCAACGCCCAGCATTGCCGTAGAAATGTCGGAAATGGAACCGGGACATGATCCTGGTACCGGACAGACGTCGCTGATCGGACGCTTCCAGGCGCGGGCGATCTGCGACCCACTGGCGCCACACGCGGATCTCGCGGTGCGCGAGCTGGCCGCGCGCATCGCGTGTGCGGTGCACGCGCAGACGTGGGGTGTGCCGGTGACGCCGGCGCGGCTCGTGCAGATCGGTGACGATCCGTTCAGGCCCGAGCTCGACGCGTATCTCGTCTGGCTTGTCGAGTGGACGCACGAATTCGATCTCGGCGATGTCGCCGCGCCGTTTCCGTCCGCGGGCTCCGCAGTGCTGTGGGGCGTCGATCCGGACACGGGCACCGCGCCTGGCGCAGAGTACGCGGATCCGGCACACGATCCGTCCGAAGGATAGCCACATGAGCGACTACGAGATTGGCGAGATGGATCGCCTGATCGCGAGCATCGTGCAGGCGGGCTATATCGATGACGTCCAGTACGACCCGCCGCGCTGCCGGGTCCGCAACGGCGAGTGGGTCAGTGCGCTGTTGCCGTGGAAGACGTTTGCGGCTGGCCGGGTCAGGACGTGGTGCCCGCCTTCTGTCGGCGAGCAGGCCGTCGTACTCGCGCCGTCGGGCACGCTTGCCGGAGCGTTCGTGCTGGCCGGCTTCTATAGCGACACGCACGGCGGGGCCAACGGCAATGCCGGGAACCTGACGGCGACCGACTGGCCGGACGGTGCGCGCGAGCATTACGACCACGATGCGCACGAATATGTCCTGTCGGTTCCCTCTGGCGGCCGGATCGTTTTCCGCATCGGTGACACGCAGATGGAACTGACTGCGGACGGCATCACGCAGACCGCGCCGAAGCTGCTGGTCGATGCACCGGATTCGACCTTCACCGGCAATAGCACGACACAGAAGCGGCTGACGTACCAGGGCGGCATGACCGGCAGTAACGCAACAGGCGGTCCTGCGTCCGAGATCGACGGTGACGCCAACTTCACCGGGACCGTGAAATCGAAGGGCGTTTCGCTGCCGGATCACCGGCACAGAAGTGGACCTGAAGGCGATCCGACGAGTGATCCGCTGCCCTCATGAACGGATTGATCCCTAGTCACGGGCATGGAGGAAGCCCGCAGTATCTGCCCAGCATATGCCTTTTGCCATGCTGAACGCCTGATGCATGGCGGCATCCCTGAAGTCCGATTCCATGAAGTCGATTTTTGGGAACGGCCTCGCTGCGGCTACGAAGACCCGGACGCAGAACCCGAGTTCCAGCATTTTGTGGCTCATCTGGAAAGTAACGTTAGGCTGCGGCGTATGGCACGTGATCTCCGCCTGCGCGATACCGGCCCGCATGTTAGGGAAGGCGAGATACATTCTTGCGCATGCGTCCAGCGCGGCGGAGTTCTGTTCAAACCCCCGGAAATATTCCTGGACGCTGCTAAACACTGACGTACCCTGATACATCTGCAGGATGACCGCCTGGTCTGCAGCGCTGCGTTCAACCCAGTTCACGTATGCCGCTTCATAGTCGTTCGCGGCATTATCGAAATGTGTTGTGTGGTTCGAGACGACGATCTGGTCGAGCAGATGAAGTGTGCGCGTCTGATATCGCGCCATGGCGACTGTCAGGTCGTCGGTTGCGGCGCGCACCGCATCGAAGTTTCGCGTAATCGCTTCTCTCTCTTTCTGCTGATGATCCAGTCGATGTGTAATCCACGTTCCGAACAGGGTCGAGAGAACGAATCCAAAGGTCACCACGGTCAACGGGTGGCGTCCGACCGGCTCCAGTTTCGACCAGATCGTCTTGCCTGGTGACGTCCTTTTCACCCGGGAAGCATATTTGGCCCTTGACTTGCGGGCCGACAGACGTTTGAACACCCGGTCTCCTCAGTAGTAGTGGAGCGCCGATTATCAAGTGCCGACATCGTTCGCGCCAAGTTACTTTGGCCTCGCCTTCGCGCGAGGCCTTTTTGCTGGAGTTTCGATATGCCGCAAGATGAAGAAAATCCGTTGCCGGCCCGTCTCGCCGTGGCAACCGCAGCCGGCAGGGTGTCCGTCACTTTCCGCGATAAGGCGTTCAAATCGCGCACGCTGGTGCTGGCCGACGGCCGCACGCTCGCCGTCGAGAAGAGCACCGTGACCGCATCGGATCAGGAACAACTCGCTCTGCTCGACCGCCATCCCGACTTCGAACGCGTCGCGGACGGAGCCTGACGATGGGCGCGGGTACGGCGCTGGTCGGCATGGACCGGCAGACAGGCAAACCGGTCACCGGCATCGCGCATCTGAAGCAGAGCATCGGCGACATTCTCTCGACGCGCAAGGGCACGCGGCGCGAGCGGCCCGAGTACGGCTCCGACATTCCCCGCATGGTCGATCTGCCGGTGTCGCGCGGCTGGATTTCTTCCGCGCAGGCGGAAGCGGCCCGCGCGATCGGACGATGGGAGCCGCGCATCAGGGTCTCCCGCGTCACGGTCGCATCGATTGTTGACGGCCGGGTGACGTTTCGTATTCAGGGAATCTATGAGGGCGACGACGTCGTTTTTGAGGTGACCACGTGACAACCATTGATCTGAGTGCGATCGATCCGCCGGATCTGGTCGACACGCTCGACTTCGAGGATATCTACCAGGAGAAGCTCTTGCATTTCAGAAGCATTTATCCCGGCTGGAGCGCGGCGCTCGAGTCGGATCCGGTGGTGAAGCTGATCGAGCTTGCGGCCTATCGTGAGGTGCGGTTTCGCGCGCGGGTGAACGACGCTGCGCGGGCGGTGATGCTGGCATTCTCGACCGGTGCCGATCTCGAGCATCTTGCGGCGCTCCTCGACATCGAACGCGCGACCATCGATCCGGGTGACGCGGATGCGAATCCGCCGGTCGAGCCGACCCTCGAAGGCGACGACCGGCTGAAGCTGCGCACGCAGATGTCGATCGAGCGCTCGACGGTTGCCGGTCCATCCGGCAGCTACGTCGCGCTGGCAATGAATGCTTCCGCGGACGTGCTGGACGTGAAGGTGGATCGTCCGGAGGCGGGCATCGTGCGCCTGACGCTTCTGTCTGCGGTGGGCGATGGCGTGCCTGACCAGGCATTGATTGACACCGTGACGGCGGCGGTCTCGCCCGAGGATGTCCGGCCGCTGAACGACGAAGTGCTGGTGACAGCCGGCGAGCGCGTGGATTTCTCTGTCGAGGCGGACGTCCATGTCGGCAGCGGTCCGGGCGGCGAAGCGGTTTTCGAAGCGCGTCGCGCAGCACTCGACAAGGCCGTCGCCAGTGCCCGCAAGCTGGGTGCCGGCATGTCCCTGTCCGCGATCTACGGTGCGCTGCATCCGCCTGACTCCGGCGTGATCGACGTCGAGCTGCGATCGCCGGCGGCACACGTTCTCTGTACGCCGCGGCAGTTCGCCAACTGCACGTCGATCATGCTCAACATGAAGGTGGACGATGCGTGATGCCCTGCTACCGGCCAACCAGACCCCGCTGGAAACGGCGCTCGCGATCGTCATGGCGCCGAGCGTCGATCCCGAAATCCTGCGCACGCTGTGGGATGCGGACCGGTGTCCCACCGGCTGGCTGCCGTGGCTCGCGTGGGCGCTTGCGGTCGATGGATGGGAGCTGGCCGAATCCGAAGACGCGAAGCGGGCGCTGATCAAGGGCTCGCTCGCACTGCACCGCAGGAAGGGTACGCCGTGGGCGGTGCGGGAGGTGATCCGCCGGCTCGGCTTCGGCGAGGTCGAGCTGGTCGAAGGGCGACTCGCGCGGCGTCGCGACGGATCGATCACGCGCAATGGCGACCACGTACACGGCCGCGCGAACGCGTGGGCCGAATACATCGTGAAGCTTCAGCAGCCGGTCACGCGCGATCAGGCGGACAGCCTGAAGGCCGTGCTCGGGCGCTACGCACCCGCGCGCAGCCTGCTCGCCCTGCTCGACTACACGGCCGTGCCGATCCGCCATAACGGCGTCGCCATGCGCAATGGACAATACAACAGAGGGAGTATCGCCTGATGGCAGACCTTGTGGAAATCGCCCAGTGGGAAGAGGGTGTTTATCAGCTGGAAACGTCGGACCCTGTCATGGGTGGTCCGGACGGAGTCGACAACCGGCAGGCAAAGCAGCTTGCGAACCGTACACGCTATCTGAGGGCGCAGCAGGAAGCGCACGCGGGTGCAGAGAACCCGCACCCGCAATACGCGACGCTCGTCGCCATGCAGGCCGCAATCGCTGCGCTCGTGAATGCCTCGCCGGCCACGCTCGATACGCTGAAGGAGCTGGCCGACGCGCTCGGCGACGACCCCAATTTCGCGACGACGGTGACGAACGCACTCGCGCTGAAGGCCGCACTCGACTCGCCGCTTTTCACCGGCACGCCGCGGGGGCCGACGCCGGCGCAGTTCGACAACAGCACGAAGCTCGCGACTACGGCGTTTCTCAGTCAGTTCGGGCTTCAGTACTCGCCACTTCACTCGGGCCAGGCCACCGTCGCGTCGACGACGATGGACAACAGTTACATCGGTTCGCGAGTGGTTTTCAACAACACAGCCAATCAGGCCGCGACGCTTCCGCCGATCGCCGGATTGCCTAACGGAGCAAGCGTCCATTGCAGCAAGGTCAGTACATCGTCGAGTGGGATCGTCACGATTTCCGCGGCGGGCGCGGACCAGATCGACAGTGGGACAGGGCTGGTCGCGAGCGTGGCGCTTAACCCTGGCGAAGACTGCGTATTTACGGTGCTGTCCGGCGCCTGGGTCATCAGCGGCTCGTTCCTGTTCCGCCGCAATGCGTTCTCGCAGTCGCTTGCCAATAACGGCTACGCGAAGCTGCCCAGCGGATTGATCATCCAGTGGGGCACCAGCACGATCGCAACGCAATCCATGCAGACAGTCACGCTGCCGGTCGCTTACCCCAACGCGTTCATTCTGGCTGCGGGCAACACCGGTACCGTGATCACCCCGAATGCCGCGTCGATCTCGCTGGGTTTCCAGGGGAACGGCAGCAAGACCAGTTTCAACGTGATCGCGGGCACGGCGTCGTCCGGTTCAACGGGTATTTCGTGGATCAGTATCGGGTACTGAGGAACATCATGGGACAGAAATTCGCAGCGTACGACGCGCAGGGCGCCGTCACCGGCTTTTACGACAGCGTCGACAGTCCGGTGCCGGAATCCGTCACGGCGGTCGGGATTACGGCCGCGCTGTGGCAGGAACTGATCAACGGACAGGGTCAGGGCAAGCGCATCGCGCTCGACGCTGACGGCATACCGGCGTTATTTGATCCGCTGCCACCGACGCGTGCACAGCAGGCCGACATGATGCGCGCGAGGCGCGATGCGGCACTCGCGGCAACCGACTGGCTCGTCGCCCGGCATCAGGATGAAAAGCTGATCGGCGACGGCACCACACTCACGGCGGAGCAGTTCACGGCGCTGCTCCGGTATCGCCAGGCGCTGCGGGACCTCGCCGACGCGACCGGCTGGCCGAACGTTGATCTGCCAGAGCCGCCCGATTTCGTGACCTGAGCGCCGCTCCGGCGCGTTGCCGGTCACACGTTCCTTCACCCGAAGCCGCCTGCCCAGGCGGCTTTTTCTTTGGCTGATTTTTTGCCTGATTTTTTTGGCTGAATCTTCCTGATCCCTGGAGACCTTCATGGGTGCAACCTCGTTTTTCCACGGCGTGACCGTGTCGCTGGTCGACACCGGGCCGCGCACCATCGCCGTGCCGAGCTCGTCGATCGTCGGCATGGTCAACACCTACACGCCCGGCCCGGATCGGGCCGCGCCGAATGTGCCGGTGCAGTTGACGAGCTATCGCGAGGCGGTCGCTGCATTCGGCGAAGACAGTGCGATTGCCAAAGCGGCCCGTGCAATCTATGCGCAGAGTACGGCGGTGATTGTCGCCACGGGCGTGGCTGCTGGCGGCGAGCCTGCAGCGCTCACCTCGGCGATCATCGGTGGCGTGAGTGCCGGCGGAGCACGCACCGGGCTGCAGTCGCTGCTCGACGCGAAGTCGAAATACAACGTGCAGCCGCGCCTGCTGCTGACACCTGGCTTCTCGTCGACGCAGGCGGTCGCGACCGCGATGGATTCGCTGGCCGGCAAACTCCGCGCGATCGGCATCATCGACGGACCGAACACCGACGACGAGGCGGCGATCGCCTATGCGCAGAACTTCGGCAGCAAGCGGCTCTATATGGTCGATCCCGGTGCGACGATGTGGGACACGACCGCGAACGCCGACATTGACGCACCGGCTTCGTCGTATGCCGCGGGTCTTTTCTGCCAGACCGACGCAAACATCGGTTTCTGGGCGTCGCCGTCGAACAGGGAGATCACCGATATCACCGGCACGAAGCGGCCGATCGAATTTCTCGACGGCGACGAGACGTGCCGCGCGAACCTGCTCAATAACGCCAGCATCGCGACGATCATCCGCGACGGCGGATACCGCCTGTGGGGTAACCGGACGCTCTCGGCCGATGCCAAATGGAAGTTCGTCACGCGCGTGCGCACGCTCGACATCGTGATGGATGCGGTGCTGGCCGGCCACAAGTGGGCGGTGGACCGCGGCATTACCGCGACCTATGTGAAGGACGTCACCGAGGGGCTGCAGGCGTTCATGCGCGATCTGAAGAACAAGGGCGCGCTGATCAATTTCGAGGTGTATGCGGACCCGGAGCTGAACACCGCGACGCAGCTCGAGGACGGCAAGGTGTACTGGAACATCCGCTTCACCGACGTGCCGCCGGCAGAGAACCCCAACTTCCGCTTCGAGGTCACCAACCAGTGGCTGACCGAAGTGCTCGATACCAATCCCTGATATCAACACCTGAGAGGTGACGCGTGACTCCGGAAACACTTTATAACTTCAACGTGTACAGCGACGGCAAGGGTTTCGCGGGTCGCGCCACGCAGTGCACGCTGCCGAAACTGAAGATCAAGACCGATGACCATCGCGCCGGCGGCATGGACGCACCGGTCAAGGTCGACCTCGGCATGGAGGCGCTCGAGGCCGCGTTCCAGATGTCGACGATGGAGCGCGACGTGCTGAAGTTCTTCGGCCTCGCCGATGCGACCGCATTCAACGGCGTGTTTCGCGGTGCGTTCCGCGACATCAAGGGCGCCACGAAGGCGGTCGCCGCGACGTTTCGCGGAATGCTCTCCGAGGTCGATGGCGGCGACTGGAAACCGGGCGAGAAGGTGGACGCGAAATTCACCGTGTCGCTGACCTACTACAAGCTGGAGATCGACGGCGCGGTCGTGCACGAGATCGACGTGCTCGGCATGGTGCGCATCATCAATGGCGTCGACCAGCTTGCCGAGATCCGCAAGGCGATCGGCATGTGACGACCTGTCGCGCGCGCGACAAAGTAACTTTTTAACCTGAACGGCGGGCCGCGCGGCTCGCCGTTTCTATTTCGAGGCGGCACAGATGGACAGCAATGTGGACAACAACGCGGTGAGCAACGTGGTCAGTAACGTGGTCAGTAGCTTGGTCAGTAACGCGACCGACCGCATCGACAGCGTCACCGTGAAGCTTAACTATCCGGTGGCATTCGACGGCGTCGTGCGCGACACCCTGACGCTGCGGCGTCCGAAGGTGCGCGACATGCGCGCGGCGCAGAACATCGCGCCCGGCGACGAGGAAGGGCAGGAACTGGCGATCTTTGCGGCGCTCGCGGGCGTGTCGCCGAACGACCTGGAGGGCATGGATCTCGGTGACTATCACCGCGTCCAGGATGCCTACTTTCGCCTCACATCCGCTGGCAAGAATCAGCCAGAAAACGCTCAAGGCGCTGGCAAAGCGGCTGCTTAAGGAACACGGCGTGCAACCCGCCTCGATCGACGCGATGACGCTCGATGAGGTGATCTGGTGGCTCACCGACTAGCGGGGAAACCAGATGGGGGAATGTGATGGAGAAATGTGATGGCTAGCGACATTGCACTCGGGATCGTGATCGGCGGCGCCGTCTCGGCGACGTTCGGCCGCGCGATCACCGAGACCAGTTCGCGGATCGTGGGTCTGCGCAAGACCGCGAACGAGACGCGGCTGTGGCAGCGCACGATCGGCGAGACGGTGAAGCTGCAGGACGAATTCCGCCGGCTGCACGCGGCGGGCGACCGTGCAGCGGACGGCATCCGCCGCAAGATTGAATCGAACCTGCGCACGCTGCGCGAGAACGGCATCGAGGTCGACCGGCTCGACCGGGCGTATACGCGCCTGGGTCGCACCGTGCGCGGACTGGAACTGAAGGCAACGGGCCAGGAGCGGATCGCCGCCGGCCGCGAGGGCGCGCGGGGGGCGATCGGCGACGCCGTGAAGTTCTCGGCCGCCGTCGCCGTGCCGGCGACGATCTCGGCGGACTATCAGGCGATCATCCGCGACATCGCGATCAAGGCGGGGATTGCCCGCACCGCGCAGGAAGCGTCGATGGGCGAGCGCATCCGCCGCGACGCGCGCGATAACGGCATTGGCCGCAACGAGCTCGCCGACGCAGTGAACCAGATGGTCGCAGGCGGCATGGAGGTGAGCCGCGCGCTCGACTTTGCACCCCTTGCCGCGAAGTTCGCGATCGGTCAGGGGGCGACCACGGTCGAGACCGCGCGGATGATCCAGGCGCTGCAGCAGAACGCGAAGATTGCCGACCCGAAGCAGATGGGTAAGTCGTTCGAGGCGATCGCGTTTCTCGGCAAGGAAGGCTCGTTCGAGTCGGCGGACATGGCCCGCTGGTTCCCGGTGCTGCTCGCCGAAATGCAGAAGATCGGCATCACCGGGCAGGACTCGGTCACGCAGCTGGGCGCGATGCTGCAGGTGCAGATGAAGACGGCCGGCACCGCGGACGAAGCGGCTAACAATCTGAAAAACTGGTTCTCGAAGATCGGATCCAATGAAACCGCGAACAACTACAAAAAGGCCGGCGTCGACTACGAAGCCAAAATGCGGGAAGCGATCGGCAAGGGCTGGTCGACGCTCGAGGCTTCCTTCGTTCTCGCGCGCGCGTATATCGAGCGTACCGACCCGGCCAGGGCGAAGCAGCTGGCCGACGCCGCAACGCGCATAAACGGCGAGTCCGATCCGGACAAACGCCGTGCGCAGATCGCCGCATTCGAAGACACGATGAAGACGGGTGATCTCTTTAACGACATGCAGGTGAAGGCGGCGCTCACCGCCTACCTGCAGAACGCGGACCTGTACCAGAAACTCAAGCGGGAGTCGTCGCAGGCAAGCGGTGAGATCGCGAAAGACCTGGCTGACCGGCGTGATGCGTCGAAGCAGGTCTGGAGCGAGGTCGGGCAGCAGTGGAACGATGCGATGCGCAGCATCGGCGACGCGTTGCGGCCGGTGACCGATGCGGTCGGGCACGCGGCGAAGACGGCGGGCGAGGGGCTGACGAAGATCACCGACGCCGCGCCCAAAACGACGATGGCGGTTGCCGGCGTCGCGGCCAGTCTCATCGCCTATCGCGGCGCAAAGTCACTTTTCCAGATCGGTCGCGGTGCGCTCGACCTTGCGCGCGGGTCGATTCTCGTTGCGCGAGGCGGCGCACGTGGTGGAGGGGGCGGCAGCGGATCGGGTCCCGTTGGGCGTGCGATCGAGGCGCTCGGTGGCGCTGCGGCGTCGGCCGGCGTGCAGCGCGTGTTTGTCGTCAACATGCCAGGCGGTGGTGGCGCAGGTGGTTTGGGAGGTGCCGCCGGTGCGGTTGCCGACGAGCTGTCTGGAGCCGGGAAAGGTGGCCTGGTTGGGAGTGCGGCTGGTAAAGGCGGGAGGTTTGCCCGTGTCTTCGGCGCGGCCCGTGGCGTGCTCGGTCGCGTGATGCCGTATGCGGGGAAGCTGGCTATGGCGGGCACCGTGCTGAAGCTCGGACTGGCGGCAAACAACGCGTATGCGGTCGCGACCGGCGACGACACGCGCGCGGCAAAGGCGCAGGGCTTCGCGGGCATCGCCGGCAGTCTCGCCGGGGGCGTGCTGGGTGCGAAGGTCGGCGCCATGGTCGGTGCGTTCGGCGGGCCGGTCGGCGCGGCAGTCGGCGGTCTCGCTGGCGGAGCGCTGGGGACGTTCGCCGGCGAGAAGGCGCTTGGGGCGGTCGCGAAACTCGCGTTCTCGCGCAACGACGGCCAGCCGCCGGCGGTGGCCGAAGCGCTCGCGAAGGCAAAGGCGCTTGAAAGAGCGCCGGGGTCAGAGAAGCCCGTTGCAAAGATCGACCAGCAGAACACCTTTGCGCCGGTCTTTCACGTCACGTTCCAGGGCGAGCCGGGCAGCGACGCGGCGGACCGCTTTCTCGCGAAGGTGTCGCCGCAACTGCAGCGCCTGATGAAAGACGAACTGGCGAAGAACAACCGCTCGGCGATGTTCGACAGCCCGCATCTGTAGGAGGCAGTGTGGATTTCACAGGACAGATCACGCAGGCCGCGACGCAGGCGAGCATCGCGACCGAACGCGTGCGCAGCATGAGCCGCGTGTATGAACGCAACCGCGCGGCGAGTGCGAACACGGTGGCGGTGCTGCAGAAGCTCGCCACCGGCAACCTGACAAGCGCCGCCGACCTGTTATCGGGCGCGGGCAGTGCGCTGTCGGTCGCGGGCGATCTGGATCCGAAGGTCGGCACGGTAGTGCGCAGCTTCAACGCGGTGCAGTCGTCGGTCAACAGTGTGCTCAGGATCGCCACCGCATCGAATCATCCGCTGGTGAAATCGGCGGCCGATTCGGTGAACACGGCGCTCGGCGACGTGCGCACGAAGTTCAATGCGTGGGCCGGTATCAGGGAGACGCCGTCGGTTGCATCGCTCGCGACATCGACGGGCGCCGGGGCGCTGCTATCGGGCCTGCTCGGCGGTGCAACGGGCGCCACGCCCCACCTGATGACGCTCACGTCCGATGCTGGCGATACGTTCCACTTCAACCTGTCGACCGCGGCCTTCGACAAACTACGGCGCACGACGAAATACAAGGTGGCCTCGCAGGAGCGCCTGAACCGGCAAGAGGCGCTGCAGGCGGTCAGCCAGGGCGGCGAGACCATCACGCTCTCCGGCGTTGTATTCGCGGCGTCCGGAGCAGGGGCGAAGCAGATCGATGCACTGCGTGCGATCGGCGACAGGATGGTGCCCGTGCAGCTCACGACCGGCTACGGCGACGTGCTCGGCCGCTGGTATCTGCAGGGTGTCGACGAAGAGCAGGAGGCGCTGATGTCGGACGGCGCTCCGCGCAAACAGACCTTCAGCCTGGAGTTCGGCCGCTATGGCGAAGACTATAAGAACCTCTGACGGCGACGTGCTCGACGAGCTCTGCTACGCGTTCTATGGAGCGCTCGCGGGTGTGGTCGAGGCGGTGTATGAGGCGAATCCGGGGCTCGCGGCCCGCGCGCAGCCGTTTGCCGCGGGCATCCTGATCACGCTGCCCGATCTCGACGTGCAGCGCGATGAGCCGGTCCAGCTCTGGACCTAGGAGGAGCGATGCAGGCTATTTTCCAGATCGTTGCGAACGGCGACGACATCACGCGCGTGATCCAGGATCGCGTGCTGCGCATCCGGACGGTGGACAGGCCGGGGCTTGAGTCGGACGAGTGCGAGATCGAGCTCGACGATCGCGACGGCAGGATCCAGTTTCCGCCCAAGGGCGCGACGCTCAGGATTTCGCTCGGCTGGAGCGGCAGGGGCCTGTCGTTCCTGGGCGAGTACGCGGTTGACGAGGTTGCGCTCAAGGGGCCGCCCGCATCCGTCGTGATCCGCGGCAAGCCGGCGAACATGCGGTCCACCGCGAAGACGCACCGGTACGGCAGCTGGGAGAACGTGAAGCTCGCGGACATCGTCGGTGACGTCGCCCGCCGCAACCGGTGGGTGGCTGCGTGCAGTGTCGACGCGCCGGTGCCGCGTGCCGATCAGTTCGGCGAGAGCGATCTGCATTTCATCACGCGTCTTGCGCGGCAGCATGGTGCCACGGCGACGGTGAAGGCGGGCAGGCTGATTGTGGCGGGGCGTGGTGCGGGCCGGAGCGTGAGCGGCAAGCCGCTGCCGACGATCACGCTGACGCCTGACATGCTGCTCGACTACGAGATCACGTTTCCCGATCGCGCGAGCTTCGTCGCGGTGCGCACGAAGGTGCACGACGCGAAGACCGGCAGGAAGATCGATCTGACGATTCCGAATCCGGATGCGCCGCCCGGCGCCTCGGCGGTGCACACCGAGCGGCATGCGTTCGCAAGCCCGGAGGCGGCGAAGGCCGCGGCGAATGCCCGCCTGCAGAAGCTGAATCACCACACCGCGAAAAGCACGATGACGATGACCGGCCGGGCGGACTTCGCGGCCGAGAAGACGGTGACGCTCAAGGGTTTCAAGAAGGAAGCCGACGGCGACTTCCTCGTCGAGTCTGTGACGAACACCTATGCGGGCCGCAGCTGGGAAACGCAGGTCGAGCTGAACGCCGGCAACAAAGGCAAGGCGAAGGTCGGCCACGGGAAAAAGAAGGGCAGGAAGATCAGTCTCGTAGTGCCGGTGCCGCCGCACTGACGCGATTGATACAGGACAGCAACCAGCACGAAAACGAACCGCCCGCACTCGCGCGAGGCGGTTTTTTATTGGACGGACGGGGCCGATGGGTGAACAGCACAACAACGATCTGGCGGTGCAAATCGCACGTTTCGGCGAGCAGCTGCGCAGCGTCGCGGCAAGCCTCGAGGACATCAAGACATCGGTGCAGCCGGTCGCCGCGCTCGATCGGGCGCTCGCGCAGATGTCGATTCACAACCAGAACGCGCGCAAGGACATCGAGCTGCTGTGGGCGCGTGTCGACGAAGGGAAGAAGGAGCGCGATGCGCTCGAAGCGCAGATCGGTGGCGTCGACGACCGGGTGGCGGCGATGAAGAACACGGCGAGGGGCGCGATGTGGGTGCTCGGGATCGTGCTCGGCATCGTCCAGACGTTCCTCGTGGGCTCGATCGTGTGGGTGTTCACCCACATCAACGAAGGCGACATTCTCAACCGGTTGCAGCAGCAGCGCCTCGAGGTGCTGGAACAGACCGTGACGAGAGAAACCAGACAGGGAACGAAGCAATGACACTTGACGAAAAAATCGATGCGCTGATCGGCCGCGAGGGCGGCTACTCGAACAATGCGCTTGACGCCGGGGGCGAGACGATGTGGGGCGTGACCGCTGCTGTCGCACGCGCGTGCGGCTACACCGGTGCGATGCGCGACATGCCGCGCGCGACCGCCGCGCAGATCTATCGCAGCCGCTACTGGCTGCAGCCGAAGTTCGATCTGGTCGACGCGGTCTCGCCGGCGCTCGCGGAGAAGCTGTTCGACATCGGCGTGAACGCCGGGCCGGCGACGGGCGTGCGCTTCCTGCAACGTGCGCTGAACGTGCTGAACCGGAACCAGCGCGCGTTTGCCGATCTCGCCGTCGACGGCGGCATCGGCGCGATGACGGTCGCGGCGCTGAAGGCGTTTCTGGCCGCGCGCGGCGCGGACGGCCATCGGGTGCTGCTGGGCATGGTGACCGCCCAGCAGTCGGTCTACTACATCGAGTGTGCCGAAAAGCGCGTGGAGAACGAGACGTTCGAATACGGCTGGCAGCTCAATCGTGCATTGGGGGTGAGCGCATGATGGATGTCCTGAAAACGGTCGCGCCGTGGCTGGTCACGGCCCTGACGGGCGGGGTGCCCGGTATCGCTGCGATGGCCGCGTCGGCGATCGCGGGGAAGCTCGGACTTGGCGACGGTTCGGTCGATGCAGTCAGGTCCGCACTGACCGGCCAGCAGATGACGCCGGAGCAGTTACTGGCGCTGAAACAGGCCGACGACGACTTCGCGCTGAAAATGCGGCAGGCGGGTTTCACGCATGCGGAGAACATGGCCGGCATCCAGGTGCAGGCAGACAGGGTAGCGGCCGACGATCGCGCGAGTGCACGCAATTTTGCGGCGGCGGAGCACGATCATACGGCGCGCAACCTCGCCTATATGTATACGGTCGCGCTCTTTGCGGTGATTGGCCTCGAGTTCCTGCTCGCGGCCAGAGAGGTCAGGCTCGACGACGGCGTGATGCGCGCGCTCGATACGCTGTTCGGGATTCTGATTGCGATGGTGCTCGGCTCGAAAGAGTATTTCTTCGGCTCGTCGTCGCGCGCGGACAGGCAGGCTGCGGCGATCACGCAGTTCGCGGTGTCACCGGATACCGTTGTCACGAAGGCTGCGTCGACGGATCGTGGATCAACGCCGCAGTCGCCGGCAGGAGCCTAAAGCCGACATCAGAAAGTTACTTTGACCGTGCCGTTTCATCGTAACGCGGCGCAGGAAAAGACAGGGCGACCGGGAGCATGTTAGCGCATGCTCCCGGTCACCTTTCCACTGAACCAGCCAGTGAATTAGCCAAGGCCCTGACACCTACCGGTAGGCGGGGCGAATTCTAACAAATTCCCAAACAAGGCAATCCACATATGGCAACTCCCATCATTCCATGGATCGGCGGCAAGCGCCGCCTCGCAGATCACCTCATTCCGCGGTTTCCTGAGCATGAGTGTTATGTCGAGGTCTTCGCGGGTGGGGCCGCGCTGTACTTCATGCGTCCGCCGGCGAAGGTCGAGGTGATCAACGACATCAACGGCGAACTGGTGAACCTGTACCGCGTCGTGCAGCATCACCTCGAGGAGTTCGTGCGCCAGTTCAAGTGGGCACTTACCAGCCGGCAGGTGTTCAGATGGCTGCAGGACACGATCCCGGAAACGCTCACCGATATCCAGCGTGCGGCCCGCTTTTACTACCTGCAGCAGAACTGCTTCGGCGGGAAGATCGAAGGGCAGTCGTTCGGCACGGCGACGACAGCGCCGCCGGGACTGAATCTCCTGCGGCTCGAGGAGACACTGTCGGCCGCGCACCTGCGCCTGTCCAACACGTTCGTCGAGCGGCTCGACTGGAAGGCGTGTATCGACAAGTACGACCGGCCGCACACGCTGTTCTACCTGGATCCGCCGTACTGGGAGACGGAAGGCTATGGCGTGCCGTTTCCGTTTTCCGAATACGTCGAGATGGCGGCACGCCTGCGATCGCTGAAGGGCAGGGCGATCGTGAGCCTCAATGATCATCCGGACATTCGCCGCGCGTTCGAGGGGTTTCACATCGAGACGGTGGATATCAGGTATACCGTGGGCGGTGGAGGGCGGGAGGCTGCGCGCAAGGAGGTGATCATTTTCAGTTGGGATGACGCGGCGCAACCGGCAGGACTTTTCTAATTTGGAGCGATTGCCGGAGCCTTGTCGCGGTGCAAAGCGGTTCAGGCCGGCTGCACTCAACTGACCTTCGCGCAGGCAAAGCAACTTTGGGCTCGTCATTGGGAGCATGCGGCCCCGAAGCAGACAGAAGACTGAAAACAATGGTCACAAGAGAAAAACCCGTCTGTCGACGGGTTTTTAGCCATCGTCATTCTCACTTTTTCTTGGGCGGAGGCGCCGGTGATTTCTTCGCCTGACTCAAATCGGAGCCGGCCACAGACTTCTGCGCGGGCGTGCTCTTCTTGTTGGACAACTGTTTGCTCGCGAGTGACGCATCTTTCTTTCCCGTAGCCATAAACACCTCACATTAATGGTTGTCATCGCCCTGCGGACTTAATGTAGGATGATTCGTGCAATTTTGGCGAGTATCGTTTACCCGCCGCCACAGATCAACCACGTAGTGAACGAGCAAATGTTCGATCGGGGGCAGCGATGGTTTGTCACGGTTTATGGGGATGCCTGTACTTTTTCATTTCCACCATTCCCACGGCTGTTTTGTCCGCCTTATGCGCAGCGAGCGCCACCTTGGCCGGCGTTGCGTTGACAAAGTCACGTACTTCTAATGCAGCATCGCCTTTACCTCGTCGTTCCAGATCCTCGGCAAGCAACTCTTTAAACAGTGCTACTTCCTCATCCCCATACAGGTTGCGAAATTCACCGATGACCTCGGTGATTGCCCGGGTACGGGTATCGGGTGTGAGCATACTGCTGACGTGTGAACAGCCCCGGGCCAGCTCGAGGAAGTAGATTGCTCGAACAGCAATAGCAGAGGTCATGGCGCCGCCGCGAGATTTTCCTTTGGGCATGGGGTTCACCTCTCTTTTGTAGCTGCGTTGCTCCGTCCGGGCGGTCGCGGCTCTTGCCGTTGATGAACGGAACCTACCACTTTAGCCAATCTAGCACGCGCACCTGAGCGTAAACTTAAGCAATCGGCGAAGCGGGGCCATTCGCTTGAGCTCGTCGTGCAGGAACACCCCCAATAAGCGAGGCATCGTGATTGGAGAATGACCGGTTGCGTAATCAGTGAATGATGTTTGCCGTCGCGCCGGCAGATGCAGTCGTTGGTGGCGGTCGCAGGTCGGCCTGATTCACGACCTGCCTCAAGAAGCCGCTGATGCAACCTGGGGAGGCCGGACTGCTGGCTTGCGCGTGGTGACGTCACTTCCTCGAGACGACGAATGCGCAATCAACGAAGGTATACGCACGACGCTGACCGTAGGCGACGGCCTCCTCGGGACACGTAAATTCAAGTGACTCTGCATGACTTGCAACCACGTTTTCCGGAATGAAGTGAGCTTTCTTATGCACATACCAGGTGACGGTATAGCGTGGCTCGGCACCGTTGAAGGAAAGTGCTGTGGTCTCGTCGACGCGTACGTGTACGCCGAGATCCCGGTATGGTTGGCAGATATGGTCTCGCACTGTCTCCTCCTTAGTCCTGGGGCAGCGAATAAAACGCCCTCTTTGCCATCTGTTCGAGACGTGTATTCGGCTCGCGGTGCGGCGCACGCCGGTTCAATTCATAAGACCTATGGTCTGCGCAGCGCCGGAAAAGCAGGATTGCCGAACTGCACTCGAAGCTGATACGTAATACGAAATGATTAAAGGTGATCGATACTGGCTGGGATGACGGACATCGACGGTACGACTTGTGCAGCGCTTTAATCAAAAACCTTCGCACAAAGCGGCGTCGCCGCTGAAAAATACCCTCCCACGTGGACAGGATAGTTCGCAGGAGTGACATGACGGTATCGTTCATCGTTCTTCGGTTCAAGATGAAGAATTTCCGTTTGTAACGACGCCCAAGGTATTTTTTACGGCACTCTAAAACCGGATGCGCTGCAGGCAATGAGGCGATGGTGCATCATCCGGATCGCGGGCGACGATCGACATTCTAAATTTACAAACCGATAAGTTTCTTACAGCACTGCTGTTGGTTGGCCCAGCGCGGCAACCGGGTGATGTCCCAAAAGTAGGGGCGGCGGTACGGTATCGTTCAATTTGCGAATGTCTGATCGCGCACGGTGGTGCGTCCGAACTGCCGCTACGCTTGTTCCGCCGTACTCTCCGGGTTGGTTTCCGGACGGCGACACTTGATGTGGCGCCACAACAGCGGCGTTTGGTGCAGAAGCGCGCGACGGGCAGCGACTATATAACGGGTTTCATGAATGAAGCCTCGGCCGCCCTGTCGAGATCTAAACTCATTATCTGTAAACGCTCCGGCCGATTGAATCCTTATGTGGCTGCTTGCGACAGTTACGCTGGTACCGTGAACATGGTTAACGAAGACGTCTCCGTGACGCTGATGCCTGCACCACGAATCGAACCCGACCGAATGCGCACCGAGGTGAGCAACGCCAGGACAACTGTCATCCACGCCGCACGCGCCGGTCTGAACGAGCGCTCGATTTTCCATGAGCCCTGGTGGCTGGATATCGCGACCGGGGGCAACTGGAAGCTGGCGTCGGTTCATGAGCGTGGTCAACTGATCGCTGAAATGCCGTACACCGTGACGCGCAAGGGCATCTGGCGCCTCTCGACCTTGCCCCCGCTAACGCGCACGCTTGGTCCCGTGATTCCGGCAGCAAGAGGCACGAGCGACGATGACTGGCGTCATTGCTTCAGTGCGACGCAAGCACTGGTCGAGCAGTTGCCCGGGTGCGCGCTGTTTCACCAGCGGTTCGACCCGCACGTCTCGGATTCCGTGGGATTTGCGTTGCTGGGCTTCGAGGTCGCCGTAAGCTATACGATGCGGATCGAGCCCGGCAGGGCTGAGCCGGAGGTATGGGCCGGACTTCGTCCGAATACCCGCAACCTGATTCGCCGTGCCGGCGAACAGCACACCGTTCATCAGATAGCGGACGCGAACCTGTTCGTCAGTTTCTACGATGCCAATCTGACGCGCCGGAATCGGGACAACGTGTACGGCACTCACGTCATGAAGCAACTCGTCGATGCCTTCATCTCACGGGGATCGGGCATGGTGCTTGGCGCCTACCAGGCGGACGGCAGCCTGTGCTCCGCCATCGCGGTGATATGGGATCAGCACACGATGTATTACCTGCTGTCGTCGAGAAAAGACGACGCGCATGGCGGTGTCATCGGCCTGCTGTTATGGAACGCCATGCGCAATGCCAGGGAAAAAAATCTCACTTTCGACTTCGACGGCATTTCCAATGTCGGCATTCTCAAGTTCCTCAGCGGTTTCGGGGGAACATTGGTTCCCCGGCTCGAGGTCACGCGAGCGAGTGCGGACTATGCCGCGATGCGCGGCATAGTGCATCTGGGGCGATCTGTATCACGTTCGGTAGGCCAGCGTGTACGGCGACAGAAGCGTGGCGAGTGATGACTGTTGCCACAACGCGAATACTGAACCTCGAAACGAGGAAGCGCACGTTGCTCTGATTATCATCACTAGGTCCAGTCGAAGCGGCTCAATCTGCCAAAGCGCAGGGGGTGACGGGAACCTCCAGTTCTTCGCTCGCCAACCCTGGTCAATCAGGAGGTATGGCCCGGGATACGCGCTTATGCGCTGCAGAACATAACGGGTCCGCGTCCATGATTTCTCGAACTGTGTTTCCCGCGCCCGATCCCGACCTGAAAAGCATCACTTGAGTTCGCCTTAAACTTTACGGGACTGGCTATGCTAGAGTTTAGCTACTGCATTGCAGCAATCTTCAAGATGCAGTCTCAGTAGGGCATGGCACTACGCGTAGCCGTCCGTGCACTCTACATACTGGAACTGCTCGGGGCTGCTCTCATATCCGCAGCATGCTCACCCGCGCCACACGGACCTGCGCCATCGTCGAAGTCCTTGGCGAATTCCGCCAATTGAACGGCGATTCGAATTGCCAGTGTTCCAATTTCGGCAAACCGTTCGCAGGATTTACTGCAGAAGCCATGAAGATCCTCGTTGTCGACCGCAAGATACAGGCGGGCCAAACCGTCGCAGAGCAAGTTACGTCTATGGGACACGAGGCAGCAATCGCCTGGACCGCCGCTAACGCGATCGAAGCGGCCGCCGAATGGATACCCGACGCCGCGCTCCTCGATATCGGACTGGGCGAGGATGACGCCCATGAGGTATGCCGCACCCTGCGTAGCAACCCGGACTTATCTCGCTGCAAAATCATTGCACTGTCGGACACATCGACTCTTGATTTCCTGGCCCTCAGCCTATTTGACGCAATTCTGGAAAAGCCTGTAGACGCGCCCACGCTCGTCAGTCTTCTTGGCTGCGGATCCAATGACAGTTCCAGCGACGGATGAGGCATGCGCTTGCCATCGGGTATCCGTATGTTTGACGAACGTCCGAAGGCGACCACAATGCGACCGCTACAGCGCTTTAACCGTTGATCACTGCCTGACTTGACCTACTGGACCTCCACGAAACACGAGGCGACTTCCCGGGGGCTTTTTAAGTTTGCAATCAGACAAGGGAATTAGATCGATTTTCGGCTTAAAAATAATGGGGATCTTTATGACTGATGCCGTCGAAACCAGGATTGCGTTGTGTAGGCAGTGTAAAACTGAAATTCCAATCGGCGCAAAAATTTGCTCCACGTGCAATTCATATCAAGACTGGCGCAGTTTTATTCAATTTTCCAACACTGCCCTCGCACTGATTATTGCGCTGATATCTGTGGCAGGGATTTCTGGCCCCGTGCTTTACAAAATCGTCCACACGCCACGTTCGGAGGCTTCGATAACTATGCCGTCCGTCGATGGGACGACACTTAGCAGGCTGCTGAAATACAGTCCGACAGAAGCAGCCTTTCTGCACTTACGCGGCTCTCGCCACAAGGTTTATCGCATTGTGCAATTTCAACGTGAATTCCACGCTTGTTCGGCAGTTTGAGGCCAATTTCTGGCTTCATTGCCGCGTTTTTCGCTGCTACAGACGGACTTGTGTCAGTGAGCGCATGCGCACGAGGTTGTAGGCAGCCATGTTCAACACGAACATCTGGTCCACTTTCTTCAACCCGCGCACCACCACCTGGCGCATGCGCCCCACGGTCTTGGCCCACCCGAAGCCT